AAAAAAAAAAAAAAAAAAAAAAAGAGAGGAGGGGAGTGGGTGTTCTCCTTTTTTCAATTAATACATATCCGCAATTTTTGTTTTTGTTAACTTAAATAAACGGTTTATCTTCCGCTGCATCTGCATGGTTCCATTTACGCATGTACGGAATCTTCTATGTTTAACTTCGTAAAATGGTAACCAGTCTTTAAACCCAGTCATCGCGTAAACGCTCAAAGCTTCACTACTCATAGGATATAGTCCAACACTTTTGATATATTGCCTATGCTTTTCTTTGATTTTCTTTCGACGAATTCGTTTATTCATATATTACTCCTATGCCGGTAGAAACAGTGGTGGTACTAAAGCATCATATCGTTCGCACCTCGACATATAGTACAAACTATATGCCATGCAGGTTTCTCCATAGTTGAGATACGGATGCTGAATTCCTGGATCGGTATTGTGTGCAATCATATATTTTGCAATTGCACGTTTTCGCTTCGTAAATCTAAAGTTGTAACGCAAGAAATATCGTACGGCGGCATCAATCCCCATAGGTGAACAAACCTCAACCGGACAAATCTCTTTCAATCTGTAATACTCTGTCATCGTTGGCGCTACTATCGACTGATTTAAAAGTTTCATCTTCATGCGTTTCTTTTTCACTCGTTTGTTCATCTTAGTCCTCCTCGTCTTCTTTTAATACATCTATTTTTATTAGTCGATAAATTCCTGAAATACCACTAAGCCTTTAGATGCCTTGATAATTGCTTTTCGACGTTTGACACCTTTTAATGTATGTAAAGGTTTCCCTTCAGAAATCAGAAATAACTTCATGATGTTCTCCATTTCTTTTGCATCTCGTTTCTTTCGAATTCGTTTATTCATTTAATTTTCCTCGTCTTCGTAATCAGATTCCTTATATAAGGTTTCTGCATTTTCAATCATATATTTCTGAAGTTTCTCGTATGCTCTTGTCTGAGAGTCTACATCAAAACCTCTATAACGAACACGTGCTGGAAAGACTCTCAACTCATCTCCGTCTTTGGCATAAGTAAGTGCCCAACCAAAGATATGTAAGAATTGATTGGTGATTTGTACCAGTCCCGTATTTCGGAACTCATCCCAGCTTTTCTCAACAGGCTGCCATTCATCTGATACAGTGTTACCATCAATAGGTTTCACGTTTCCATCATTCTCAAAGTCGTTCATATCTTCAAGAATTTTATAGGTTACTTTTATGATCTCTTCTGTCTGTTCATCGTTTGGAAACCATACAGGATTTACCTGTAAACAAGCATTGGTGACTACCGTCTTATATTTTTTCTCATATCCATCTTTATCTGCTAGATTGACACATTTTCGATCCACTCGGTAGATATGATCAACGATGATACACTTGTACACATTTTTTATGAATGTGAAAAATGTCATCTTTGTAATCAACTCATTCTCCATGCACTCACGATACATATCGCACAGAAGCTGATCATTATAACGCATAAAGTCGTTATATTGATTCGGAATGGTTGGATCATCAATCAGTTTCTGGATTTCATCGATTACATGTTCGGTCTTTATTGTTGCTGTCTGTTGCATTAGACGATTCATAACTTCCATAATTACTTTGTCTGTGGTTCCAAAATAACTATTGTTGATGGATGAAAACATGTCAAATACAGTACCACTTATTCCATGTTTCATCTCTTCTACTAGATTCTCGACGTTAATACATATAGAATACTCTGTAATATGCGCCTCTCTTGCTAAAAGTTCCAATAAGAAGATTTCAAAGTCGTCCCATAACATAATGGGGTATCCAAACAGTTGACGGTAAGTATTGAAGTTATGGATTAATATATATATACGATATCTGATCGATACATATGTTGGATTTCCGCTGTGATAGGTTTTATGGATCTGGATGTTTTTAATTGCAGTGCACATCGTTCTTTGTTTGCTTCCATATAAGGTTTGTAAATCTCAATTATTGGCCTATCTAAGAGCTGATCAATGATACTCGTATCAATTTCAGGATCAATCTTTGGTTTCGGTACGATCTTTGGTTGTGGTTTTGGTTTCTTTCTGAAAAAGTCTAACATCGGATTCGTTCCCCTTTCTAAATCTCACCTTTCAGTGTATTTTTGGTCATCAGACCAGTGGTTACCAAATCACTGCTTAAGCCCATCGACAATAAGTATACGTTAACGGTATTCAACGTTGTCTTATTTTCTACGTTGCTCTCGCTTTCATCGATTCGGTAGTAACCTTTAGTACTAATGTCTCGCTGCATCTGGTTCTTCATGACCATATCGTCAGATCTCGGACCATTTAACTCTCTTAAGCAGTTCGTTAATCCCATACTGATCAGCATTGTATTTTCCAGGTCAGAGCTTCGACCATTCTTGTCATCTCCGACTAACTGGTTCGTGATTGGAGACCTGGTATGAATATTGGTGCTAAGACCGTTTTTGTGCATAACGGTCTGTTGGGTACGCTTAATATTTAAAAAGATGCTAGGAACCGGTAACGGCGTTCTTACAATGTTTTCTTTATCCATCGTAATATTTGGTAAATAGATATACTCAAATAATGGAATGTTAAACGCCTTACTGGTTCGATTTAATGCATCCATGTTAATAGGGGCGTCGTAGTCTACGGTATGTAGTTGTAAGTAGGCTTTCGGATCTGCAAAGAATCCTTTAAACCATCTTCCAAACTCTGCGTCACTCATCCCTTCGAACCGATCCCGATAGAACTTTTCATTCATACCGGAAGGGTCAATCATCTTAAAAAACTTAAAGATTGCATCCTGCATTTCTTTTCGTTTTGCTGGAGTCATGGTAGCCATCAGTCTTCACCTCCAAAGATAAAATGATAGTAGTTATCAGACTTATCATATCCAAACTGGATAATCTGTCGATCCTGGTTTTTCGTTTCTGCAATTCCAATTCCAAAGACATCTTTACTCTCATTTACTTGGAATAAGACAAAGATTCCAAGTCCCGGTACGTATACCGCATAACGAATTTCTTCACCACTGTAACCATCAACCGCTGGTTTAATCATCTTACAAAGATCCACTTCTTTTTCCGATTTTAAGAACATCAATGCTTCTGGTTCGATCTGGAAGTTAACTCCACTTGTATTCATATATTGACGAATCAGATCACTGTCAATTTTCTCAATCGCATACATAAAATCGGAATTGATCTGAGTTCTAGCACCGTCTCTGGTCATCAATTTCTGGTCAGAGAAGTATCCATTGCCAGTAATAATCCATCCGTTCCACTCAACGTCGATGCTCTTATTAGAGATATGGTCTCTATAGCGGTTAAACTCATCTGTCATCGGCATTGCTTTCAAGAACGCAGAATTTGGATGTAACTGGTCTAAAATTGCAAAGTAATCTGGTTTACTTTCTACCATACGGTAAATATCAGTCCGGATCTGGCTGGTGACATGAATATTACACATATCTTCGATATACGTAGTGAACGGTCGCATATCCCGATCCATGATGTCATTATTCTGTGTATAGATCGCTTTCATGAATAAGTAAATGATGCTTTCTATCGTTTTCATGAAGTGACCAATGTTACGCATATTACAACCACGCATGGTCTGAACTTCTGTAAAGAACATCTGTATCAGCATCTCTAAGTAACTACCAGCAACGCCATCAATGGCAACATCACTCCATCCAGCGGTATGAAACTTGTATGGGAGCAACTTCTCAAAAATGGTGTTTGTAATATCTTTTCTGAAGTCTTTTAAGAACTCCAGATACTCACCGGTTGCTGTTCCACGTGGACTTGGATATGCATGCATATCACAAATCAAACCCCAAACGGTTTCACAATCATGTGGATCAATCGTGACACATTCCATAGCCTGCATCAAACGTTCCCCAGTCTGACGAACATCTGGGTGTATTGGATGATCCAAACAGCTTTTCTGGATCTCATCTTTTAACATGACGTATTCTTTCCATAACGTCACATCAGCTAACACATCTGTGTGTTGTACGAACTTGTCAATTCCAAGTTCCATTTCGAAGTCATCACAGTATTTATTGTAGACAATCGGACGGTTTCCTTTGTCAATCCATTTCTGTAAGACTTCATGGTAAAAAGAAATTGCAACGGGTGTTCTACGTTCACTCTCCGGGAAATTCGGGTAATGGTTTAACATATCCATTCCACGTTCCACGTTGATATGATCTATAGAATACCGCGTTGCAAGTATATTAGTAGTTGTATTCATATGCAAAATACTCCTTTTATAGTTATATATCATCTATATGAATTATACATAGATTGGAGGTGAGATATATGAATCGTCCAGCAATGTCTATTGTCACACGTAGTGCTGTTATGCCGCACTATGATGACAGAGATTGGGCTCGCAAAGTTATTCAGCTTGCAGAAGCCCGCGAGCATGGTGTAGATGCGTACAATGCGTATCTCCGAAATCATCATGCAAAGACTGGCTCAGCAGCAATGGCTGTATGAGTTTAGTCTCAAAGTATGGGGAAGCTTGTCTTCCCCGTATTTTTTTGGATATCTCACCTCTTAGAGAAACGTTACGGGTATTCTAATAACTCATAACAATCTTTTTTCGGTCCTCTTCCGGTTCAAGTGCGCGGTCTTTTGCTTTTTGTAAGTAGTCCAGTAAGGACATATAGTTCTTATCAACGATCTTTAAGTAATCAAAGGTATTCTTGTTACCAGCCATTACTTGGTCTTTGAGTTTCTCTTTGACTACATCAACCGCTTGGATCTTATGATGCATATTTTCATGTGTCTTGATTTCCAATTCCAATCCCAAAGATGGGATAAAAAAATCCGGGATATAGAAATGCTTTTCTCCGTTGTAGATATAGTAGTACGTATGAGGAGATGGCGCCATTAAATCATTTGGGTCCATTTCCATGCACTCATCCATAAACTTCAGGAAATCAAGTTCGTATGTACCAGTATAAGGGAACTTGTGTATATGATCCGACCAGACGTATTCACCACTGATGGATCGATTCGCAAGCATTATTTTTTGTTGCTCTGGGTCGTTTAAGAGGGTGGTCTTTCCATATCGGTTGATCATCCGTTTCTTAAAAGTCTCACGGTATTTTTCTTTACAAGCAGGATTCTCACAGAATCGCTTATATTTTCCAGTGGCTTCGTTCCAACCAGTTGGGTTACCACAAATCACACAACGACCGGCGTTTTTACCAGTACGTAAAAAATACACATACTGATCGGTGACCATATCTGTTGGAACCAGATCGGCATGCTTGCGATCAATATGTGTGATTAAGTGCTGTCCATCTTGAGCAATGTGGTCACAAAACGGACACTTCATTTTTTTGGTTCTAGGCATAAATGTTACACCTCCTAATGTTTCCGCTTATACCACTGTTTTCAGGATCAAATGGTATATCTTATTTTAGATTTCGGCAGTACCACATTTCCTTAAAACCCATAAAGGGGGTCAAACTATGAGTGACACTTTGGAACAACAGAACCCATCGTTTGCCCTAAATGACTTCGACGAAGTAAAGCTCTATACGTCTGATGAATCTATCGTAAGAGATTTACTTTTGTTATTATTTGGCAAACCTGGCTTCTATCCATCCCAACCAGGACTTGGGATGTATATTCAGCAATATCTTTATGAGTTTGAAGACGGCATTGATACGAACGCAATCAAAGTAGAAATGGCGATGCAGTGCTCTGAGTTTTTACCACTGGTAGAATCTGGTGACATTGATGTTCAAGTGGATCATTGGAATGGAAGACCGCTACTGGTATTCATTCTCCCAACGATTCATAATACCTCAGATGCCCAGTTGGTCTTAGGAGTAACTGTCTTGGAAAACGGCGAGATGCAGTTCAACTTCGTCATCAACGATAAGGAACAAGAAATTTAGCTTAAAAGGAGAATCACACATGGCAGAAAACATGAACGAAAACGGTGGCTTAAATACCGGTATGGATCTCTCATCCTACATGGTTGCCGCCAAAGCAAATAAAGAAGAAACCGCTGCAAAAGAAACACCAACTCCAGCACCTGTACAGGAGGAAAAGAGTCCTCTGGATCAGATGTTAGAGAAACAGCAGTCTGAAGGTCACGGAATGGTGATCAATAAAGACACCTACAAAGCGGAGGAAGAAGAGAAGAAACTCCGTAATCCAATCGATTCCATCGAACGTGAAGAGGGGATCAAGGAACGTATGAACGAAGAGGATCAGAAATTAATCAACCGTAAAGCGGTTGTTCTGATTCGTAGACCACAGAACCCAGCAGAATACGCACGTGTCGATTATGAGTTAGAGAGCTTAAAATACGACGCAGACGGAAAGCCGTACTGGGATATGAAGGATACAGACAATCTCGGAAACGAGGTTAACGATCCGCCACAGTACTTCATCATTCGTACTGCAGAATATGGAGAATATGATCCGCAGACAGAAGCACTGTACTCTCTTGGTAAGAAACCAGAAGAGGTTATGAAAGCGAAAGCGGATGGAACCATTACAAAACAGCTGGAAGATGATACATTCGAAGAGCCAGCTGATAAGATCGAAGAAGAGAAAAAACTTGTTCAGATCTTAATTGACAAAACTGGATATGGAAAGAAACCGATCGAGTTCTCCTCAGATGAAAAGAAAACCATCTATGAATCCGATCAGATTCTTCTTACATCCACAAAGAAATTTGACATTGCATCCATCAAGATCAACGTCAATAATCCAGATGCACCAAAGAAAACCTTCCAGGCAACTGCAGTAGAGCATCAGCTTTCTGATTCTCATACATCAGTAGCATTCCCACTTTCCGGATTCCATGGACAGGTTTCTGGTATGAGTTACGGTGAGATGCGTGACATTTGTCTGGATCCGGATATGATCGGATTTAACAATGTCAGAAAACAGATCAGCGTGTTCTACAACAAGCTGAAGAATCTCTCTTGTCAGCCATTTAAAGACATTGATGATTTCATGAAGCATTTTGCATTCAATGATTTCAATATGGGACTTTATGCACTGTATGTATCCACATTCCCAGAAATGCAGGGTATTACCTTAACATGTGGAAACAAGAGCTGTGGCCGTGAATTTGAGCATCAGTTCAACACAAGATCCATCATTCAGTTCAACCACTGTCCGGATGCTTGGTTAACACGTTACAAAGAACTGATCTCTGCATCTCCATATGATTATGAGAGACTTACAAAAGAAGCACCAGTAAATAACCTTACTTATATCCAGCTTCCATTTAGCGGATACGTAGTTGGTATTGGCGTCGTAACCCTGTACGATTATCTGTACAAACTGATTCCGGTTAATGATCCAACTGAGTTTAGAAGACTCTTTGGTGAGAACCCGAACCGTGAATCCTTAAATTACCTTTCCACTTGTCTGTATGTCAGAGAAATTCTGGTACCAGACGGATCTGGAAGCTATGATAAATACGAAGACTTGAAAGACGTCTTAGATGTATTAAACAGCTTACAGCCTGAAGAAGTGAAACTCGTTACTTCTTTAGCTGATGATATTCGTTATAAATCCGAACCGTTTATCGGTGTCGAAAACGTGGTATGCCCGAACTGTGGTGCAAAGACCAGACTGGTTCCGCTTGACGTTTCTAACCTGCTTTTTCTTGCCCGCGAAACGCTGCAGAATACAACCGTCGATGTGTCGAAATGGCGTCCAATGTAGACATCTGGTTGACTTTCTTCAAAGGACAGCTGACGCTGCATGAAATTATGTATGAAATGAGCTACAAGCGCCTGATGGAGCTTGTAGAAGCTCGTTCCAAACGAATGCTTGAAGAACAAAAACAGATGGAAAAAGGACATTAAAAGATCCTGCGTTTCGCGTACGTTAGGTGAGAAACCTCAAAAACCAAGCAAGGGGTACCAACATGAAAAAAATGAAATCGACTTTACCGTCCTTTGCAGAATCAATCAGTGATGGAAAAATCGAAGAATTAGAAGATCTGATGTGTACACATTATGATGAATTCTTGATGATCTTTCATCTTCTGAAAGATTCCGTGGACGATATCTCCAGATTAGAATACAAAGAAAAATCCGATGGCAAGCTGACCATCCATGTACATACCATCACCATTAAAGGTGCGGAGGACATCAAAAAATCTGCATCTAAGATTCTTAAAGAACTTGAAGACTCTTCTTGTGATGGAGAAATCTCTGTGATGGCAAACGTCGTCAAAATCAAATTAACGAAGAAATAAGAAGAAGGACTGAGATCATTCTCAGTCCTTCTTTAATACCCATACATCTGATGATAGTCGATGACATCACCAGAATATGAAAAGGTAGCCTTATTATTGATTGCTCGCTGAATGGGTGTATTATTCCCACCTTCTTTTGGGACAATTGCATATGCCATTCGATTTAAGCTGTCATAATTTGAGGATATCACGTGAGTCGCATATTCTTCAGTGGCTCCTTCAGTTGGGTCACCAACGATTTCATAATCTCCGTCATATCCAGTTAAGATCATACATTTTGTTCGGGTATCCCACGTAAAAAGTTCCCCAGCCTCTGTCGTGTGCCAAGAATCCCCCTGCGCATCTTCGTATTTCCCGAGCGTTGTCCAAATGCATACTGGAACGTTACGACCTAAGATTAAATCGTCCAACTGCTCAATGGATTGATTCTTTAAGTTCAATACCGTATAGGAAGCATCGTACTCACGTAAGAATCGACTCACGGCGTTCATCATCACATCGACATAACCTCCGTTGGTTCCGGTATCCGATCTTGGATCCCCGGTGAATGCGTCGATTGGATGATCCCCATATAATTGTCCATCATTTTTTGTTTCTAATTCACCAGTTACGACATACTCGGAAATGAACTCTTCGGTATCGATGTAAAAACCAGCATACTGTAATAATGCCTGCGCACAAGCGACTTCGTCAGAGGTACGTGTATCTGGAAAATAGACATCCATCTCAAAGTTGTTGTCTCGCTCCGCACGACTAACAGGCGACTGGTTCATAAAAAAAGAAAGATAGTCGGTTCTTGGGGTTGGTGTAGGGGTTGTTGTCGGTGGTGTTAAGGGCGCCACCAACTCGCGCCCTAAACTCACCGGTGTTGTTACTTCTTTGGTTTCTTGATTCTCTCGTGTCTCCATGATGTGGGCAAACCACATTGCAGAGACAGTGATAATTACAAGCATAATAAATGCAGTGATCCATAAGAATCTAAGAGCTTTTTCGTGTTCATTAATCTGGCCATGTGATTGCATGTTTTAATCCTCTCGCTTTCCGTTGTTTAGCATATGTTAACATCATGTCGTTCAATGGATTCAGATTCGCATGATCTCGAAGTAGTGTAGTTAAAAACCCGTAATCATACCCGGAATGAAGTCGTCCATATATAGAATTTGGGATTAGAGTATATATAGAAATATCATAAGAACTTCTTTGCGGTCTCATGGTTACTGAATACAGCTCAGCTATAAAGAACTGATGAACTTCTCGTGGATCTCTAACGATCATATGATCAAATAAGAGGTAATCCGCATATGTTCGGTAACACCTCACTAATTCATTGAATGATCGAAACAGATCGAAACACCGATCAACAAATCCTCTTGGTATATGCAACATGTTGTCTGCACAACTGATAATAAGTTCTGGTTTCATAAATGCAAATTCTTCTGGAATTGGTTCACGTTTACGTGATGGTTTTGGCTCTTTTCCAGATAATCCCAGTTTCTTTCGTGCTTCCCACACTTTTGGATCTACGATATAATTAAGGGTATTATCCATGTCTGGTTCTTCCATAGAATAGGATAATAAAAGTTCCATGGATGGTCTTGTATAGTCCCAGCCATAATTGAAATAGTAATAATTACAACATCCAGTTACGATATTTATCAGTAAAGTTAATGGATGTATGTCTATAAAATCATACCAGCAATCATTTTGTAATTTACTGAATTTATTACCAAGGTACTCATGACTGTATATGTTTTTATAGTTCAGAATTGATGAGCCAGCCTTATCACAACGAAACGACATAGTTCGGTCATTTAAGAAGTTCGGAGCTTCAACCTTATCTTCGGTTGCCACGAATGGACGAGGCACGATATCATCGAGATTTGTATATTTACGGAAATCGTAATGTACATATGCTTTCAGGTTGTCCGTATATCCAAAATAATAAGCCATGAATAATACCATAATCTGTATTGGTACGATACATAAGATAGATGGATCAATAAAGTGGCAAATATGGAATGCAACGGTTGCCACATTTCTTTCATTTACGGTACTAAGTTGACCTTGTGTTACATCAAAGGTCGGATGTTCTTTCGTTACTTCACGAATGGATTTAACCAGGTCTTTGTCTCGACACATCGCAAATAATAACTGATTTGCAAATGCAGCACCAGCTACTGCATCCATTTTTGGGTGTCCATTAACGGCCCAATGTGAATCATTTCCACGTGGGCCAAAGGTGATTGTCGGTGCTGGCTTGTCTGGAATACCTTTAGCATAGATTCCATAAAGACTGTCCGTTTTCATTTTACGGTGGACAATTAACTCCATACCATTTGAATCAGTGACGACGTCAGGACCAAACAGTTTACGAAATTCTTCTTTTGTTAAAGATCCTAACCATTCATCTACAAATGTCCTTAAACTTTTCATTTCTTATCCCTCCTGTACGGTTTTTAAATGTCTTTGATAACTCTTCTTATTTGGATAATATTCCAACCATCTTATTCCAGATGCTTCATTGAGTGTATCGATGTATTCATTCACATCATCCAATGTCCATTCTCTGGCATGTTTAATAATGAATTTATAAATATAACTAAGACGGGGATAATCAAATGCGTTCCCACAATCAGCAAGGTCAATTAATACTTTAGATATGCTTGGTGTCGCACCTAGTCCCACACAAAAAGATATCACTGTTTCGATTTGTATAAATCGAATTTCATCGCGTAAATAACGATAGATCTGTCCAGTACTTAAATAACACTTTTCGGACAAGTCTTTTACACTCATTTCTTTCCAATCGAGAATTTTCCAAAGTGCCTGTCCAAATGTCGGATGTTTGCAATTCATATATTTCAAGATGTCTGCTTCCACAAAGTTGTTACAAATGTCATTCGAAATTTCGTTCATAATCAGTCTCCCCGCTACTTATTTGATTTCTCCCATTCAGTTACGATAGCTTCAAGCTTTTCTATTGTATCACGAATTTCATCGGAATTGGAATATACATTCCGTTCAAGTAATGCTTTAATGCTAGATGGGGATACTTGTGGATACTTTCTACTAATATCATACACTGCAGTTGAAGATGAAGGCAATAATGAAGGCATCCAGCTAATACTATTCTCATGATCAATAAGTTCATACATTCCGAGGATTAACAAAATATTTGCATGTACCAAATCGATTCCTGGTGTTCTTAAGATCATCGTATATAAGACGATATCGTTGTGGAATAGATGTTCATTTTCAAAATCATAATACCCAGCATTTCTGAAAAAGATCATGGATTCTTCATAAGTTAATCCAAGGCCGATACAAAGTGCAACCATCGTTTCAAGTTTTGGTTGTTCTACTTTATATAGTAAGATACAAGAAATTTGTGCATTACTAACCCCAGATTTACAGCTTAAGGAATAAATGTCCATTCCTTTCTCGTCGATCAATTCTTTTAATAAAGTCCCGACCGGTTTTGTTGGGCGATCAATTGTTTTTAAAGATGCTCGTGCTTCTAAAATACGTGTATAAATATCCATAATATTCTCCTTTCGTAATAGATGAGGTGAACCCCAATACGGATTCACCTCAAAATAATTAGTGTTTTTCGTGTTTGTCAAACTCTTCCAAGAATGACTTCACATAGGCTTTGTTGTAAAATGTCTCTTCGTAGAGTCTTCGTCTGTCTTCCTGGCACGCTCTTCTATAGTTCTGATCAATTAAACGATCGTATTCTTTGAGTTTATCCATTGGGACTTTCTCATCAAACAACGGATCGACATAAGATGGTTCGTTACGTTTCGTATACAAATCATCAGAGATCATTTGTCGTTTGATGTTCTGGTAGGAAAGTCCAATGTATGGGGATATGTTCTTCTCTAACGCCTGACGGGCCGTAATGATCTGTGGTGGATCCACTGGTACCAGATTTCCGTTCGCATCTTCCACGACTTCATCTAAGTCTGGACGCTTGTAGACATCTGTCATACTACGGATCATACGGTTGATGATCATCTCGGATGAAGTAGCAGTTGCACCAATGCCAGCACTGATTAACAGGTCAAGCAATTTCTGTGCCATACTTGCCATCGTTTCGTTATCAATCTGTGCTTTCTTATTGATGAGGTTCATCATGTCATACAACGGTTTTGTCAGCTCGTTGTTCTGAATGGCAACCTCAAAGATCTTTACGTTGTCGTCGACTTCTGAGAATGGAATCACGTTCTTGTTTTTCTTTAAGATGTCGGATGCTTCTTTCGTTACGAAGATTTCTGTATTCTCAGGCTCTCCGTCTTTGTTTAAGGTACAGATGAGCTTATCTGGCTCTTTTCCAGTTAAATCACGGATATAAAGTCGACCAGTATCAATCTCTGTATTATATAAGGAATCGTCGTCAAGCTCTGAAATCTTTGTTAAGTCTTTCCTACTGATATAGATTCCGTAATTGTTAATATCGTCACCATAGACAGGGTTGTTATTTACGATTGGATAAATCTCTGAGTTGATCAAAGTAAAGAAGTCAGAAAATCCCTCACTAAAGATGATCTCTTCGGAATTAGTTGTTAACAGGTGTTTCGTAGACAACACGTTCTGGTTAATAACCTTAGTAGTTTCCTCTGTCTGGAATGCTGCAATACCGTCGGCGATATCCTCATTGATGTTGGCAGTTAAACCAATACATCTTGGGCACACTTCATTCTTTAAGCGGCAAGTAATAACAGATCGAAACCAAAGAGTTTGTCCAATCAAGTTGGTATCCTTATTGGCATCCAATACCTGATAGTCCGGATCATCCAAACTAAACTTGTAGTATTTTCCATTTAGTTTCTGTAAGTGCTTCTTAGTTTTGATTTCATAAGGAATCAGATGTTTGGATCCACAGTCTGCAACCGTTTTACTCATAGATAAGGTACGTGCAAGCAGCGTTAAAGATTTACCAAAGTAACCGGCGTTACCCATAACTCGCTTGTTGGTAACCATAGATTTACGAGCACCTGTACCGTCAATGTACAAATATGCTGGACGATCAAGACCACCCTTGATGGTAGATGTCTGAATTGGGATCGGAATCGTATTTCCCTCAAGAGATGGTTTTAATCCCTCGGCGATCATAAACTCGGAAAGCTGTTTGTGTTTGATACCAGTACCGGAACGTAAGATGATACCGATGGTATTCTCTTTTTGTCCTTCCAATGTCTGAATTAACTTTTCACGAGATTGATCCAGTCGTTGTTCAATTTCATGTGGTTGTGTCAGGTCATCAAAAGTGGTATCCATCAAACCACGAATGGTTTCATTGTCATTGTACATCTCCAGGAAGTCTGCGGTTCCAAAGCTTAATCCCATAATGTCTGAGAAGTTCAAACTGATACTACGGAATAAGTGACCAACTTCTGAAGTTGCATAGTTGACAGTGGTTGATTTTACATGATGATCACGAAGTGGTAAGATAATCTTATTATTCTGGAAGTCCTCCAGTTTTGGAATATCTTTCTCCGGATCCATAATGAATGTCTCATCTAAGACATGGATTCCATATAATTCTACAAATGGTCTCCATGCCATTAAATCTAAGAGAAAACACCGTAATTGAGCGGTGTGTGTTTCTTTATCCGTTCTATAAAATTTGAATTTTACCGGGTATTCTCTACATACCTGAATGGTATAACAACCTTTCACGATATTGTAGATCTTGTTGAAGAAGTTATCATAGGTGTCGTAATCTACCAGATAATCCTCAATGATGTATAACGGTGACAAGAGTTCACGCAACTCATAACGATTATGAATATATGGGACGTCGTGACCGTCGTCAATTCCGTAATCGGAGTTATAAGATGCTTCGAAGTTCCAAGAACTTCTCGATCTTGCTTTCATTAACTTATGTACCGTTTGTTTGCCCTGTGATTCTCGTTCTTCTACATCCTCGGTAATCATGATAATAAATCTCCTTTCAAGTTCGCTTAAGTCAGTGTGCCTGAAAAAATAGAACCCAATACTTGCGTACGGGTTCTATTCTCAGGTATTCTAACTATCTGCGGCTTCTCCAGAAGATGATATAGTCATCCTCATTTGGAATGCAATACTGAATACGTTCGATATTGCAACGAACGGTTGGATCACTCTCTTCTTCGTGCCATGCATCAACGGTTGCATATCCATCTGCCTGCAGAAGTGGATGATCCACTGGATTGATCATGATATCTTTGATTCCCAGTTTCACTGCAGAGGTCAGCAAGTTGTGAATCATTTCTTTCTGTGGTGTTGCTTTTGTTTCCGCTTCAGATTCTTCATAGATGTAACGTTTCTTACGTGTTACATACACTAATAAATTGAAACGAACATCGGTATTCATCACGTTACTTCCATCGAAGTATACCAGTTCTGGAACATACAAAATGCAGTCAGATCCCTCGTTTTCTTCGATCAGACCTCTCCAGCGGTTGCCGATCGCTCTCATAACTAACGGTAAATTGGAATTACGCATCAGTCTACCAAGTGGACTGGAATCGTAAATGGAAAACGCACTACACGCTTTCTTATGTGGAAGCATGACTACAATTGTGGAATTCCATGGAAATGGATCCATTTTGGTTTTATCGAGACTAGCGTTCACACCTTTTCCAATTTTAGACCAGAGATGATAATGCTGCATCAGATCTGTATTCGTTGCACTGACATCCAGAATCGCTTCCTTATCTAATGCAACATCTGATTTGTCTTCCAGACAATCGATTCTAGCTCCAACGGTCTTATCAATGGATGGTTTTGTAAGGTCATCCATATTGATTACAACCTTGCGATTCATACGAATTTCTCCGGTACGCAAGAGCTGTTCCCCGATGTTTAAGATGTCGAGGATGTTTTCTGCCATTGATTTCTTTTTGTTTTTCTTACCCATAATGAGTCCTCCTTAAATGGTTTTATTAATATCCAAAGAGATGATATATCACTTGGATTTTTTCTTGTTTTTCTTTTTTCCTTTCTTATTCACATAAGAATTGATGCTTGCACAAGTATTGACATTACGAATCCAGATCACAGAGGTATGAATATCCAGACCATGATCCTGTAAGTCTAAGAACTTGTACGCCAAGGATTCTGATAATGCTACGATGTCTTTTGCCAGACGATTTGGTTCATTTCCATGCACATATGGAAGATCTGGAAGTACCAATTCCAAAACAACCGTAGTATCATCATTTGGATTGAGATTTAATAACTCAATTGCGTGCATGATAGATTCTGAAATTGCAGAGTAGATCGGACCACCGACACTTAAGAAGACTGGCGATAACATCAGCAGTTCATCTTTAAAGTCATGACTGCGAATCGGAGTCACCTGAAAATGTGCATTGATTCCAGTAACGCGGATATCATCGGCATCATCCACGTGCGGTGTATCATCTTCGTCATAATAGTCATCTGTGATATGGAAATCGATCGTTTCCGCATTCATTTCGGTGTCGTTTTCATCGTAGAACTTCATATCGGAAATATACATTGCTGGAACTTTACCTGCTTCTTCTTCAATCCACGGATCTAATTTCACAATGATATACTTGATATCTGGATTTGTTTTAAAGCATTCACCATCTGGAGATGCCAATAACACATCACGAAACACCGGGAAGGCTGCACCTTCGTAAGATTCATTTGTGGTTAAGACCTGCGTGATCTTTTCCTTTGTGGTGTTCAGTAAGCTTTTAATTACGTCTGATTTTTTTACTGCCATTTTTAATATTCCTCGCTTTCATTGTAGTTGTCATCCAATTGTTTCCAGACTTTTGGACTTACAAAGGAACGGATAAATGCGTGATAAAACATGTGTAAGACATCCATTCCAGATCCATACGCCAGTTCGTTGAAATCGCTTAAAAGTCTAAGGTCCTTTTCCCCTTGTTTTGTCAGATATCCCGACATAACTAATACCTTTACGTAGCTACATAATTCATCCATGTAGTTTGAGCTGATTTCTACCAATTCGGTAATGAAGTTGTCTTCTTTGTAAGTCCCAATGATCGTTGCATTTTTATTCGTTCTTGTCTGTACTGGTAGTGTAATCAACTGCAAATCTCGGTTGTTATATGCAAACTTTTTGAACTCTGGTGTATCCATGTCCACACGTTTTACTTTCTTAAAGAATGCACCAATATACCGAGTGCATTCGAATGTATGTTTGATACCCTTATCGGTTGTCCAGGCGTACAACCCTTTGAGTTCATTGTCATTAAATGAGAGATCGTCACTGATTGGATATAATTGAAAGTACAGATATAATTTCATTTACATCCATACTCCTCTAAACGATCCATATACGCAATCAGGCTATCATACTGGAAGATCCATGGAACTCCTTTTGCCAGATCTTCCGCTCCCTGTAACGCAATGTCCATACAACGATTGATCACAATCGTGGTTTCATCTTTTATTATCAACCAATTATCGACCTCTTTTACATATTCACGAATCTGATTTGCAAATTCTACAGCCTGAGCTCTTCCACCCAGAGCTTCATAAATATCATCAATTTCATCATCGGTCATATGATACATCTTTTTCCGACGTTTTCGTTCTTTTTTTCGTTCCGCTTTTGACGCCGTTTCATACGAATCATAAACCAGAGTCATTGGTGGATACTCTAAGAGTTCTTCATCTGAGAGTTCTCCATCTATATGACGATCAGGAACACTATCTTCTTCATAAAGTTCATCGTCATATGCATCATAGACGTCCTCTTTTTTATGTTTAGATTTTTTACCCATTTTTAATTCCTCCTTTGTTTGAGTCTTTCGATTACCAAAAAGATAATATATCGTTTGCGTAGAAAAGTAAAAAAAGAAGCGCCGAAGCGCTTCTTATTAGATCACACAGATTGTGGTTTTTCCGGAATCACTTCCGGTTACTTCCTGGTTATAGACGATGAACGCATTGCCGTTCATCTGATGTACCTTCGCAACGATCTTTTGAAGAGTTCTTCCCATCGGTGTCACATCGATATTGCGATTCTGATCAGTCAGCTTCATACTTTCATCCCCATAAATGACGTTGGTGAATACTAAGGTTGCCCTAGTTCCATCTACCGGAATCCATGGAATCAATCTCTGCCAGATGGAGCTATCGATTTCATCTGGGTCTGCATCGGGATCAATGTCAATGATGTGGGACTTATATTTTCCATCTACGTGGTGATAGGAACTTTCAAGAATCTGATCTAACATAGCCATCATCTCATCTTCACGTCCACGATAGGTACACAGAGAAAATAAATGAATTTCTCCGATGTCTTCTGGATCAACTACGGAGAGTAACGCATTAATATCGGTTAATAGCGTAGGCATTGGATGTGTGCCGTGGTCTTCGTTTAATGCAATGAATGTACTTCCAGCTCCATTCATATATCCCAAACAGTTATCTTTTGTCATAAAATCACTGATTGGTAACCAAAATTTCATCATGGTATCAGTCCTCCTTTAGTAAGTTAAATGTCGGTTATTTGAAGAATTTTTTGGTATCCTCATATACAGCTGTCTCATTCGGATGCGTATTCATTACAACCAGATGAAAACCACATGGTTCTGCTATCTTTAACAGCTCACTGACATTCTTTTTAGCGATTGTATGAATATTAGATGCATGCACGAAAAGATATCTGTAAGTTTGTGATTCCTTGTGACTTTTCAAGATATTTTCAAGTTCTGTCATAGAGATATCTGATGGCAGTGCAATGGTAGTTCCATACGGAATATCTAACTCAAACTGCGGATGATAGTCTTCAAATGCATCTATTTCCGTGGACATAAATACGAAATTATATCCATACTTAGGATTGTATTTTGGGTCGGTTATATTCTGTTCAATCAATGCATACATGATGGACTGCATCGTATGTACTGGAAACGGAGTTTCTTCTGCAGGCACGATTTCATAAATTGGTTTGGTTAAGGGTTGCGAGAATCGGAAGTTTGTCTTATGAATGGAACTTGGGACATAATAATTATGAAACTTCACTTGAGACGCGGATGTATATCTATTCCTGATTGGGAAGTATAAAATGCCTGATGTTGCAGTACGATTGATGACTGGCATTCCAGAACCAAATACCATATCGAATCGATACTCAATGAAACGAATTCCTCTTGAAAGAAGACTCTGCATCTTTTCTGGTCCTGGTGTATGTCCAGTAAAGTAATTTAACGATTCCGTTACTACTACAAACTCTGTTGGTGCGTATTCATCCTCTATTTCACGCACCATTCCATAATCCATCATACACTTGAAAAGTCTGGATGTATTTTCTTCATATTTATCCGGATCTTCAATGATCGGAATAAACGCCACATTATCTGCTTCATGCTGCTTATTGAGATATTCCATTGCGGATTTATTGATGTTACATCCACTACCAAGGCAGTTATCGAGAAATTTCTGCGTCAGATAGTTGCGCTCATTTCCGATCGCAAAGATTACGACCACCTGTCCAGCTGGTTTGAACTCATATACCGATTTGACAAATCGTGAATATAAATCTGCGAGTCCATACCGTACCAAATAATCTTGTTCACTATATGACAGCATATACTGTGCAACATCCCATCTGCGATAGGTATTTAACGGTGTTTCCGTTACTTCTGCAAAGTGGTCATCTCCAAATAAAGTGAGATGGTCTTCTTCGACGTTCACACAAAGCTCCATATAATCTTTCCATTCAAGAGCTGGACGATTATTTGTTACTACAAACGCGAGTTCTGGTTTGCTTTCGTTAGCAACTTCTGTGATGGTGTCTGTGATTTCTGCTTGTTTTAATTTAAACATGTTTGGTCCTCCTTTGTGTTTGTATTCATGTTTTCATATAAATAATATATGAATAAATTACTTAAAGTATACGAACCCTTCCTAAAAACAGTGGCTTAACCAGTAAACAAGAAGGAGGGAACGACTTTGGCTACATTTTTATCAAACTCCAAAATCCAAGAACAAAAAGCGGCAAACGACTCGTTATTTCAATATGAGAAGAAGTTCCATTCTCCCATGGCGAGATTCATTGATAAATCACCGACCTTTACGACATTTTTTCAAATTGCAGACGATGCCTCAGTGGTTGATGAGGGGTTCAATCATGTAGATGATTTCTTAGGGAAAACATCACCACTCCGGTATAAGAGAATTGAAAATTTCCCAATCTACGGATTAGATCAGATGGTCTTACAGATTGAAGATTCTGAACAGGGTCTTGACAGGACTTATGAAGGCGAAGGTGTGATTATCAATAGCACGTTAGTGCCGTTACAAAACAGCATGTTTATGGTGCCAAGTCTGCATGACTTTTATATTTTCAGAATTATATCCGTATCTTCGGATAACATCATGACAGATAACTACTATCAGATTCAATTCCGATTAGAATATGTAGATCGTGAGAAAGCGTCTTGGTTAAATAAACAGACCGTAGAAAAATACGATTGTGTGTTAGAAAACATCGGTACAGACAAAAAATGTATCGTACGTTCCGATGTTTTAGAGCAGATCCATAATCTGGAAAAAGAATACGATGAAATCTCGGAGACATACAAAGCAGTCTTCTATGACGATCGTTACAATTGCTTCTTAGGAGAAATCGATGGTCCATGTCATCGTTTGTATGATCCTCTGCAGGTAGAGTTCATCAATAAGCACAGCTTATTTAATCCAAAAGGGCAACTGATGGTACTGATCCCAACCCAGCAGTTTTATGATTCCAAACGAGCGTTAAAGTATGAACGATCCATCTATCGGTTCTTTGAGAAAAAAGAACTACGTAGGCTTGGAAACTTTAAGTTCAATATGTTTATCGGCTCTAACAACAAGGAAACTGCTTTCGCAAAATATGCAGACGATTCCATTCAGATTGCTGATATCCCAGATCCAAAATATTTAAACGATTCTGCGATCGCAATCTTTAGTGATGAGTTTGTCCAGCAAATGAAACTGGGAATGCCAGCAGAGACCAAATATGGACAACTGCTAATCGATTATATTCGCAAAGAAAAGTTTTCAACCAGCGATATCCCACTGGATCTGATGGATGAATTAATCTATCTGGATGCTGGAATTGAGATTTTCTTAATTATTCCAATCATCTTATATATCATCAAGGATACCATCGATAAGGCGTTATATATCGAAAAAGATCTTACAACTGTAGAGGTGTAACATTCTCGTAACGGTTTCTTGATGCCGTGATAGTTTGAGACCACCGAACAAAATCACTACAAATTGTGGATGTTCATAATTTTTCTCCTGAATGATATACAAAAAAAAAAAAAACCGGACACCACCCGGGGGGTGGTTTTTTTTTTTTT